GACAAGCAGACAATGCCCTTTGAACTGGTGTAAGTCCAGTAACTTCCTTTATTCCCCTGTGGCGCAGCGGTAGCGCGAGAAACTGTTAATTTCCAGGTCACAAGTTCGAATCTTGTCGGGGGAGTTGGAAGGACTTCGGTTCCTCCATAAGAATCGGGATCATCATATCCGATTCACTAAGACCTAAGTTCGCTTAGGCCAGGGGGATGGCCTCCCCTGCTAATGGGCGATTAACTCAGCGGTCAGAGTGTCTGCTTTACACGCAGAAAGTCCACGGTTCAAATCCGTGATTGCCCACTTGATAAATAAAAATAAAAAGAGTATAATGGAAAAACTTTATAAACTACTAAGTGATGCTCAGTCATCGCTTTTTGTTTTATTCCATAAAACTTGGGCATTTCACTGGAATGTAGTTGGTGAAGATTTCACTCAACTCCACCAACTTTTTGGTGGTCAGTATGAAACTATGTTTGAGGAGATTGATCGTCTCTCAGAACATATGCGTTATCTAAATGTAAAACCTCTCAGCTCTCTTTCAAGAATGCTTGAGGTAACTCAAATCAAAGAGGCAGCAAGTTCAACGGGAGCAAAAGAAATGCTTCAGGAACTGCTTGAGAACAACGAAAAGTTTTGTGAGTTGATGGCAGAAATTTCGGAGGAATCCGAAGCACAAAAGCAATATGCAACTGCTAATCTAGTTCAAGATTTAATGGAATCTCATGGTAAGTTTGTTTGGCAGTTAAGAGCGCACCTGCAATGATTAGGATGAAGAACAATGATTTCAATAAGATGTAAAGATTGTAATAAAGAGTTATTTGGGCACCCATCAAAAACAGTAACTTGTGGTTGTCCAAATATGGCAACAATTCGTGGAGATAAGATTTCAGCACTTGACTTATCTCGTGTTGTTATGTTAAACTCTATTCAGAAAGAACAAAAATCAAATGTTCTGACTTCACAAGATCTTGCTTTTCAAGAAGCAAGACGCCAACGCAAAGTAAAGCGTTTGGATTTTGAGGTCCGTTGAGGACTTTTTGGAAGGTCAATCCGATTGGCGACGGAACCGCTCTTGAAAAGCGTTGAGGTGTTAAAGCCCTTGGGAGTTCGACTCTCCCACCTTCCGTTTTTATATCAATATATTATAATCCTTAAGAAATGATATAATGTCTACATATTAAATATATCAAAATACAAAAATGACAGGGTTTTATCTTCTAATGCTGACATTTATTGCATTAGTAGTATACGCGGGTTATGATGAAACCATGAGACTTTTTCAATATGCAGACCTACAAGTTAGGTATGCTGTAGTAAGAGTTCAGATGAAATGGATGGGTTGGAACCTTAAAAGACAACTGATTAAGGATACAACTAATTTTGAAAAGTTCCTTAAGGAGTACACGGATGACTGATAAAGAGATGTCCGATCTTTCACTGGAAAGAAAGGAATGCCCAAAGTGTGGTGCTGTTTGGATTAACGGAGAGCACTACTGGTCTGGAACAGGAAAAAAAGGAAATGAATTAGATCTTGCTGGATTAGTTTGTAATAAACATGGAGATGATACTTGTATTAACTCAAGTAGAGGAAAAGAAGGTGGTGTTACTTGGGAAAAGAGATTGACTGAACTGGAACAAGATCATCCAAACCAATGATGCACGAACAAGAAGAGTTTATTACACGCTCAGAAGTTCAGGAGATGATTGATGCAGCAATACGACAACACAACCGTAATGCTTCTATCATTAGTATGTGCGTCGGTTGGGTGGTTCTTGCTTTATTTGCTGAAGGACTTTTGAGACTTGTAGGAGTTATTCCTCCATTACTTCCATGGCTCAAAATCACTCTGAACTAATATTCTTAGTTCCTTGGTTTGTTCTTGTGGTGATTGCACTGACAATGTTTGTGCAAGGTTGGATGATTATGAATGCTCGTCATGGGTATTCAAAAAGTCCAAAAGTAAAACATCCAGAATTAAACGACGTTAAAGCAGGAGATCCTCTACTAGTGGTTAGATTCACCGAAGAAGATTTGCAAGAATTGCAACAGAAAATTTTACAACAAAAAATGAATGAACTTTTTGAAGAACCATCAACTTATGAGGACGAGGAAGATGAGTAAAACACTTTTGGCACTAACACTCATTTATGGGTCAACTATTGGTCTGTGGATTTATTGGGGATTGACTCATGCATATCCCCAATAAACAGAAGTATCACTTTGCAATGTCTGCTTTTGTAAGAATGCACGGATACGCTATTATGAACAATATAGATATTAAACAGTTTTGTGAAGAATGGTCTACTTGGGAAGTTACTGCTCCGTTACAGGGACTTGACGAAGTGGACCAATACATGTATTATGAATATAAGAACTGGAGGGGAAGATGATTTTTCAACTAGTTGAAGCACTAGCATCAAATCCTTTCTTTCTTTTTCTTTGTGGATGTGGGTTGACAGTCGTACCATTTGCTGGTATTATGTTTATACACAGAAACAAATAACGGAGTATCGCCTAACTTGGTCATGGCACCTGCTTTGGGAGCAGGAATAATTTCGGTTCAAATCCGAATACTCCGATCATAAAACTTTACTTTATGAAAATGTATCCAGAACATCCAGAACATCCAGAACTTCAGACATTTACAGTAGAAGAGTTTCAAGCAGATTTTGATAACTTAATGAAAAGAGTAGAAAATGGAGAGTCTTTTATTATTAAAGATGGAGGAAGAAGTGCAGTGATAGTTCCATATAATGAAACTATAAAGTATGCGATAGATTCAGTTGTGGACGACGATGTGATACGAATACACACCGACCACGAAGAAGGTTCGTGATTTTTGTGGGGGCATAGTTCAACGGTAGAACAGCGGTCTTATACTCCGTATTAGCGCCAGATTAGCGCGAGGTCTTGGTTCGAATCCAAGTGTCCCTATTCCACTTAATGTGGATTTTGGGCGGGTACTTTAATGGTAAAAGAGGCTCCTTATAAGGGCTCATTCGGGGTTCAATTCCCCGTCCGCCTATTTTTAATAAAACTCATATAAATAAATAGAACTGTTCTATTATAAGTATGAGTTGTAAAAAACAAGGATTATTTGATAGGCATCATATTATCCCAAGATATATGGGGGGGTCTGATGAGTTTGAAAATATTGTTACGGTTTCAAGAACCTGCCACACTATGTTTCATTATTGTAATTGGTGTCTATGGAATAATAAAGAAGATTATATTGCTTATAAAGGATTGTCATCTCAAATAACAAAACAAGACATTATCAAAGAAACTGCTAGTATTGCTGGTAAAAAATCATACGAAAATAAAACTGGTTTGTTTTCTCTTTCTATTGAAGAAAAGAAAAAATATTCCTCAATAGGAGGTAAAAAGGCAGGAAAATATATGTCCCAATCTATGTGGATTAATAATGCAGAACAAAATAAAAGAATATTAAAAACTCAACAAATACCTGATGGGTGGATTAAAGGTAAAGTCAAAAAGAAAAAAAGAAAAAAATATGGAAGAAGTTGGGAAGAGTATATGAATACATTTTCAAATCAAACTGAAGAAAGATTGAAATATCTTAAACATATTGACTTGACAAAACGGGGGATTAAAACTAAAATTGCTAATGATTGGGGCGTGTCTAGAACTCAAGTAAATAGATTTTTAGACAAGCATCAACTTCAACCATAGGACAGAAACTCTACTGTCCATCTTGACTTCTCCAGGTCAAACCTTTATAATACTAAGGTCAACATTCAAAACAATGACTCTCACAGCAAAATTCAAGAAAGACGTTCAAACCCTTCGTGGTGCAGCAAATGGTGAATTCTACCTTGATGTAAAGAATCCGAAACTCTACAAAAAGGTTCGCCGTTTCTACGAGAATGAAGGTGTAGTGTTCTCTGGTGATCCTCTGGATGATTATGAGATGCTTATGGAATATGTTCTTGCTGATCTCGAATCCGTTGAAGTTGCTTGATTAAATAGTCTCGGGATGACTATAAAAGCGCACTGGTCGGGAGCAAAACCCCTTATGTCTAAATCTGATTTGCTTCGGTGGATTGGAAACATTCTCCTTATAATTGGTTATCAAACTATGCTATGGGGAGAATTTAAATATGGTTTAATGATAAAAGTTGTTGGGGGATTACTCACAATACCTTTTGCTGTTAAACTTAAACTTTGGGACGTACTATTCTTATGTGCTTTCTTTGGTATTACCGAGATATCAAAGTTAACCCAACTTTTCTTTAGTCCTGGAACGACTTAAAACTTATACTGGTGGAGTCAAAATGACCCTATTATGAGTTTATTGCCTCTCTCAAGGGCAATTGGTGCGGATGGGACTCTCTCCCGCCTGGTTTCCAATTTCCAGTCAAAGAATTGGTGGCGAGCCTGAATTTTCAAAGAGGGGTTTACATAATCCCTCTTTTTTTGTATAATATTATAAAAGAGTAATTTTATCTTTATGAGAATCGCACTAATAACTGGTATAACCGGACAAGATGGTTCGTATTTAGCCGAACTTCTTTTGGAAAAAGGTTATAAAGTTCATGGAATCATTCGTAGAAATTCTACATCTGATCCTACTGATAGAATTAAACAACTTCTAGATAATCCAAATATTACTCTTCATTATGGGGATTTATCTGATTTTTCTAATGTAACTTCTTTAATTCAAGAAACAAAACCAGATGAGATTTATAATCTTGCAGCACAAAGTCATGTAAAGGTTTCTTTTTCAAACTCTTTGTATACCACTGATATCAATGCAGTCGGTGTGACTAGAATATTGGAAGCTATTAGGGTTCTTGGGTTGGAAGGTAAAACTAAATTTTATCAAGCTTCAACTTCTGAAATGTTTGGTAAAGTTCAAGAAGTTCCTCAAAAAGAAACTACTCCATTTTATCCTAGGTCTCCGTATGGAGTAGCAAAACTATATGCTTACTGGTTAGTTAGAAACTATAGAGAATCATATAATTTATTTGCATGTAATGGAATTCTTTTTAATCACGAGTCTCCTAGAAGAGGAGAATTATTTGTAACAAGAAAAATTACAAAAACTCTTGCGGAAATTAAAACGGGAATTAAAAAAGGACCTCTTGAACTTGGAAACCTTGATGCAAAACGTGATTGGGGACATGCCAAAGATTATGTTAGGGGTATGTGGATGATGTTGCAAGAAAAAGTTTCTGATGATTATATTTTAAGTATGGAAGAACAACATTCTGTTAGGGATTTTGTTAACATTTCTTGTAAAAATTTGGGATTTGATATAGAGTGGATTGGAAGTAATATAAATGAAGTTGGTGTAGATAAAAATACTGGAAAAACAATCATTCAGATTAATCCTGATTATTATCGTCCAGCTGAAGTAGAAACTCTTATTGGAGACTGTACAAAGGCAAAAACAACACTTGGGTGGAAACCAGAATACACATTTACAAATTTAGTAGAAGAAATGTGTGAATATGATCTTAAAAAAGCATTGGAGAAAAAAAATGAGTATGTATACTGAAATTCAATCATGCAGAGTTAGTAAGACGCAAGATCTTGTAACATTTTTGAACCTGGGAAATCAAAAATTAACAGGAGTCTTTCCAAAACCAGAAGAAAATTTAGAATCTGGTCCGCTGGAATTGGTGTGGAGTCCTTCTAGTTATCTGGTTCAATTAAAACACACTTTTGAACCTACAGAAATGTATGGCGATAACTATGGATATCGTTCTGGATTAAATAATTCAATGGTTCAACACCTTGTCAATAAAGCAAAATATTTAATTGAATTGTCTGAATTGAAACCTGGTGATGTTGTTGTTGATATTGGATCTAATGATTGTACAACATTAAAGGCATTTCCTTCTGATGTAAAAAGAATAGGAATCGATCCTACTATTAAAAAGTTTTCACAATATTATCCAGATGATATTCCATACGTTGCAGACTTCTTTTCGGAAGATTCTTATCGTTCTATTGAAAAAAATAAGAATGCAAAATTGGTAATGTCTATTGCCTGTTTTTATGATCTTGAAGATCCTATTTCTTTCGTTAAGGATATTCGGTCTATCCTTTCTGATGATGGTCTTTGGCATTTTGAGCAGGCTTATCTTCCATCTACATTGAGATCTCTTTCTTACGATACTGCTTGTCATGAGCATATTGAATATTATTCAATGTTATCAATTGAAAATATTCTTAAACAAGCGGGGATGAAAATCGTTGATGTGACATTAAATGATATTAATGGTGGTAGTTTTGCTGTTACTGCATGTAAAGATACTAATACATCAATTAAAGTCAATCACGCTGTTATTAATTGGTTGATTGATGAAGAGTATAAAATGGGTCTTCATACTGTGAAACCTTATTTTGAGTTTGCTCAAAGAACCTATGAGCATCGGGATTCTCTAATCAGTCTTGTTCGTTCTTTGCGAGCAGATGGCAAAACAATTTATGGATATGGTGCTTCAACTAAAGGTAACGTTCTTCTTCAGTGGTGTGGATTTACTTCAGATGATATTACTGCAATTGGTGAAGTAAATTCTGATAAATTTGGATGTGTAACTCCGGGTACAAATATTCCTATTGTTTCAGAAGAAGAAGTTAAGAGTAATAATCCAGATTATTTGATTGTCTTGCCTTGGCATTTTAAAAATGGAATCGTTCAGCGAGAAAAGGAATATATGAATTCTGGTGGTAAGTTTATCTTTCCTCTTCCTTATATTCAAATTATTTGATATGAATATTTTAGTTATTAATCACTCAGAAAAACAATGTGGTGTTTATCAATACGGGAAAAGAGTTGCGGAGATTCTAAAAAATTCAAAAAATCATAATTTTGTTTATTTGGAAATAGATTCTCATGCAGAACTAGATCTTGAAATAGAAAAACATTCTCCAAATTTTATAATCTATAACTGGACTGGGGGAACCATGCCGTGGGTTACGCCCGAAACAGTTCAAAACCTAAGACAAAATCAAATAAAACAATTTTTATTAGTTCATAATACATGGAATTATTCCAAGTTCTTTGATGGATATTTACATCAACATCCTTATTGGAACAATGTTGATAATGTAAATTTTGCAATTCCTAGACCACTTCCTTTCTTTCATAAAGAAAAAGAAAATAATTCTTCTGACGTTATTCGTATAGGATCTTTTGGTTTTGGATTAGTTAATAAGTATTTTGATGAGGTTTGTAGAATCGTTAATGAACAATTTGATGACGATTTAGTTGAACTTAGGTTGCATTTAACATCGGGGGCTTTTGCTGGTTCAAACCAAAATATTTCACATGTAAAACATTCATGCTACAATAATATTACTAAACCTACTATCAAATTAAATATAACTACTGATTTTATAAGTGATGTTGAATTGCTTAATTTTTTGTATGGGAATAATTTAAATATATTTTTCTACCAAGATTATCCAGACTATAATGGGATATCATCCGTAATTGACTATGCCCTTGCTGTTGAAAAACCAATAGCAATTAATAAAAGTTCTATGTATTCTCATATTTTAGATACTGAACCTTCAATCTGTGTTGAAGATATGGATCTAAGAGGTATTATTTCTAATGGATTTGCTCCATTACAAGAAAGAAAAAATTCTTGGTCTCATGAAAACTTTATATATACTTTTGAAAAAATAATTGAAAACTTTTGAGTGAAAATATGCAGTTTTATTCTGACGCTAAACAAGATGAGTTTGTTGCAAATCTTTTAGAATTTAAGAGAGATGGGTATTGTGTGGATATTGGATCATGCCATTCCATATATTCAAACAATACTTTTGCTTTTCAAGAATTAGGTTGGACTTCAATAAGTGTTGAAATTCAAAGCAGTTATAACTCTAGTTACTCTTCTACAAGAAAACTGGGTGTTCATTTGAATGAAAGTGCTCTAGAAGTAAATTATAAAGAAGTTTTTGAGGAATGTGAATTTCCAAAAAATATAGACTACTTATCTATTGATATCGATACTTTATCTTGCGATGTTCTAAAAATAATTCCATTTGATGAATATTCTTTTAAAGTAATTACTATTGAGCATGATGGATATCTTTATGGTGATCAATATAGAAAAATTCAAAGAGATTTTTTGAAAGAGAAAGGATATCTTATATTATGTTCTAATGTTTATGTTGAACAAGATAAATATTATGGTAAAGAATATCCATTTGAAGATTGGTGGATTAATCCAAGTGATTTTTCTACAGAGTTGATTGAAAAAATCAAATCAGATTCTTTGCTTCCATCGCAGATTATAGAAAAATTTAATTGATTAAAATTAATAAAAAACAAAAAATTAAAGATAAAATTATAGAAATATCCAAACTTGGGTTAACGGATAAAGCAACATATCATTCTTATGAAGATGTTTATCCACATTTTTATGATGATTATTTGAAAGATGGTAGATTCGAGGTTATTGATCTTAGAAAAAACAAAGGAAGAGGTGATGATATAATAGATGTTTATTATAAGAAGTAATAAATTATGAAATATTCAAAGGTCATTATTTGGGGTCATCCTTTATATTCTCATACTCATTCTTACGTACATTCTTCATACTATAAAGCTTTTAAGTATCTTGGGTATGATGTCTATTGGTTTCATGATGATGATTACCCAGTTGATTTTGATTATACGAATACTTTGTTTATTGGAGAGGGATTTGCAGATTCTAAAATACCATTAAATGATAGTAGTTGTTATATGATTATGTACTGTCCATCACCAAAAAAATATGAAGGCGTTGGTAGATATATTGATATTCGTATGGCAGCAGTAGATTTTAAAGATCATATTCAAGAGTACTCCCTTGACAAAAATACTGCGAAAAAAATAGGTCCAGCTTGTTACTTTGTTCCGAAAACTTCTGAAAAAGTTAGGATAAAAAATGATTATCATGATTATGAGATGGGTGATTTTGACAAGGTTTATATTAGCTGGGCTACAAACCTTTTACCTCATGAAATAGATTATGATGATATGTATATTCCCAGAGAACCAAATATTTATTTCTGTGGGACTATATCGGGTTCTGGTCTTGGAGAAAATTTTTCAAATTGGGGTCCTTTTATTGGAGAAGTAAAGAAATCTGGATATGGATTTATTCCAAATGATCCATGGCAAAATCCATTATCGGATGAAGAAGTCATAAGAAGAATGAGAGAGTCTCTTTTGGGAGTTGACATACGTGGACCTTTGCACATTAAGCAAAGATTGCTTACTTGTAGAGTGTTTAAAAATATTAGTTACGGGCATCTTGGAGTTACAAATTCCGAAGAAATTTATAATGAGATGGAAGGAAACTGCGTTTATAATTCCAATACCGCAGAACTTTTTCATGATGCTATGACAAAACGGGAAGATGCTGATATGATAGAAAGGGGTATGAAACTAGTTAAGGAAAAACATACTTATATCAATAGAATTGAATCATTACTTTCTATTTTGTGATTTATGAAACTTGGATTTTTTTATACCGTTTTTAAAGAAAAAAGGGCAACAGAATATTCTATTCAACAATTAAGAAATATCTATCCGGATTCTTCAATATACTTAGTATCTGATGGTGGTTTAGATTTTTCATATCTGGAAGATGAATATGAAAATTTAAAAACCTCATTAGAGGAAGATACTATGGGAGATACATTTAATATTACTGCAGGTTCAACGGGATGTGATTATAACGTTGGTAACTATAGAGAAGAATTTTACCAAAAAGCAATAAAAAAATGTGCATATACTGTTTTAGATAGAATTGTAAGATCTATTGAATATTGCAATTATCCAGATTGGATGGTAATGTGTGATCCAGACTGTTTGATACGGGGGGAGTTAAATTTTTCTGAAAATGCAAAAATACTAGGTAGTAGAGTAAATTGTTGTTTACCTCAAGGATATCAAAACTTACTAAGGAGCATTCCTGGAGCAGTTCCAATATCTAACTGGGGAGCATCTCCTTGTGTTTTTGAAGTAAAAACTTTTTTAAAAGCATTAGAAAAGTTTAGGTATCTTGACACTACAGAAAATCTTTTGGATAAGTTGTGTTTAGAATTTTATGCGATGTATGCTCATGATGTTTTATTTCCAACAATATTTGCATTAGTTGGAGAAGAAGAGGTTTTTAATCATGATGTAGTAGAATGTACAAGAAATGCAAATTGGAAAAACACTTCCCATCCATTAGTTCATCAGTTTAGAGAATATTATTAAAAATGATAGGTTTTAATCATCTTGGGCAAATGGGTAGACTTGGAAATCAAATGTTCCAGTGTGCCGGTTTAGTTGGAATTGCCGAAAAGAGAGGATTTGAGTATTGCATTCCTGACCATTCAATGTACCATGATTATGGTAGATATCGATATCATGAACTTCAATCTTGCTTTAAAATGAAAGATTTTGAAGGTAGATATGGATATGTTGATGGTAATATAGTTCAATTAGATCAATATCATTTTTGCGAAGAACTTTTAGAGGAATGTCCAGATGATTGCACTTTAATTGGATATTTTGAATCTGAAAAATATTTCAAACATATTGAAGATAAAATTAGAAAAAACTATCAGTTTCTGGATTCTATAGTAGAAATATGCTATAATTACGGTAGAGATTATTTAAAAGATAATCCTGTAGGTCTTGTTGTTCGTAGGGGTGATTTCCTTGCAGAACATAATAAAAATAGACATAGTGTTTGTAGTGTTGAATACTATCAGAAAGCTTTAGAAAAATTTAAAGATAGAATGATTTTAGTTTTCTCTGACGATATTCCTTGGTGCAAAGACCAAGAAGTATTTCAAAATAAAAATACTTTTTTTGTTGAGGGTGAAAACAAAATATTCAAAGGGCATTTTGATTTGTGTTTGCTCAGTATGTGCTCAGATTTTATTATTGCTAATAGTACTTTTAGTTGGTGGGGTGCTTGGTTATCCTCTAATAAAGACAAAAAAGTTATTGCACCTAAAAAGTGGTATGGTCCAGAGCTAGAACATTTAATATTAAAAGATCAATTGCCTGATAACTGGGAAAGAATTTAGTCATGAAAAACATTACAGTTGTTACTGCTCTTTACAATATTCAACGGCAGGATATGGATGGAAGAAAGTGGGATGAATATCTTCAGTGGTTTAGCCAAACTCTAAAGTTAAATTGCCCTATGGTAATATTTGTTGAAGAAGAACTTCTTGACTTTGTAAATCAATATAGAAATTCTTATAATACTCAGATTATTGTGCAAAAAATCGAAGATATTCCATACTACTATTTGAAGGAAGAAATGGATGCAATCCTTCAATCAAAAGAGTATAAAGAAAAAATAGGATGTCCTGATAGGATTGAGTGTAATTATTCTTTATACTCAATAATACAGTATTCAAAATTTAAATGGATTGAAGAAGCGATTTATGGCAATTACTTCGACAGTGACTATTATTTTTGGTTGGATGCTGGTGCCTCCAGATTCTTTGAAAATTTTGATTTGAAATCAAGTTTTCCTGGAAATGCTGCTTTAGAAGCATTATATGATATTGGAGAAAAATTTTTGATTCAGTTAAATACCGAAACCTATCATGATCTTGTATATTCTGAAGAGTTGAGTAAAGAATATTTTTATGATCCACGATCATTTGTTTGTGGTACTTTTTTTGGTATGCACAGAAATATTCATTCCACTATATTAAATCTCATTGAAAAAATATTCATAAATGATATGATAAAAAATAAAAATGTAAATAATGAACAAATTGCTTTAGCCTATTTGGTTAAAAATAATCCAGAACTTTTTGAAATTTTTTATAGGGATAACTGGAAGCAGATTGCTTTATTTGAGGAGATGGTAAAATGAAAATCTGTTTAGTTGGTCCTGGTATTATGCCCATTCCTCCTACAGGATGGGGTGCTGTTGAATCTATTATTTGGGAGTGTGCTAATGAGTTATCTGAGTTAGGTCACGATGGTATGATATTGAATACTCCAGATAAGAATGAGATTGTATCAACAATTAAAGAGGAGCAATTTGATTTTATTCATATTCATTATGATGTCTTTTGTGACATGATACCTGAAATCAAAAAAGTGTCTCCTAACTCTATAATTGCATTATCATCTCATTATCCATATATCAACCAGTTTGATAAACATAGACTTGATGGGTATGATAAAATTTTTGATTGGATGATATCTAATAGTAACAATTATTATAACTTTTGTGTTTCTGATAAAGATTTGGAAGTCTTTGCATCTAGAGGAATTTTAAAAAATCAGTTACATTTGTTTAAAACTGGAGCGCAGCATAAAGATATAAAACAGATTTTAACACCGAAATATATTGAACGGTCAATATGTGTGGGTAAAATTGATAGAAGAAAAATGCAATATTTTTATCAATCTATAGACACTATTGATTTTGTTGGTCCTATTGGTGATCCCTATAATTTCGATGTTAATAAAAATTATTTGGGGGAGTGGACAAGAAAAGAAATATGCGATAAAATAGGAGAATATTCTAATATTGTTTTGCTTTCTGTTGGGGAAAATGGAACACCCTTAGTTATTAAAGAATCTTTAATGGCTGGTCTTGGTGTTGTGACTTCTGAATATTGTGCGTATGAATTAGACACAACTTTGCCTTTCATTACTGTTATTCCTTCAGATAAACTAGAAGATTTGGATTATATCAATTCTTCTATAATTGAAAATAGGAAAATATCTCTTTCTATGAGAAAAGAAATTATTGAATATGGAGTTGAAAATTTTTCTTGGAAAAAACTAGTTGAAATTTATTCTAAAAATATTATTAATCTAAAATGAAAATCTGTTTAGTTGGTCCTGGTATTATGCCCATTCCTCCTACAGGATGGGGTGCTGTTGAAATCTTAATTTGGGATTATAAGATAATCCTAGAAAAAATGGGACACGAAGTTCAAATTGTAAATACCTCCGATTTAAATGATATACTAAGACAAATAACTTTATTTAATCCAGATTTTGTTCATATTCAGTATGATGACTTTGTTTGTTTATATCCATATATTAAATATCCTTGTGCAGTAACAACTCACTTTGCTTATATTGAAAGACCTGAAATGATGGGTCCATATAAGCAAAGAGTTTTTGATATCTTTTCCCAAATTAAACCAAATATACTTGGTTTGTCTGAATCTATCAATAACGTTTATAATAAAGTATGTAATATTCCAAATGATAGATTATTTTTAAATCCTAACGGTGTTAATCTTAAAAATTTTAGATATTCTAGTACTCCAAAATTTCCAGATAAATCAATTTATCTTGCAACTATAGATCATAGAAAAAGACAGTTCTTATTTCAAGATATAAAATCTCTTTGGTATGCTGGCAATATTAGAGATGATAGGTTTGACGAATCTAAAAATTATCTTGGAGAATGGAATAAAGATTACCTATATAAAAATCTAACAGAATATGGAAATCTTGTTTTACTTTCTGATGGTGAAGCTCATCCATTAGTTTGTATGGAAGCTTTTGCGTCCGGTCTTGGTGTGGTTGTTTGTGAGTGGGGAAAAGCAAATCTTGACCTTAATAAGAAATTTATTTCTGTAATTCCGGAAAATAAAATAAATGATATTAATTTTATTGAAGATATGATCAATGAAAATAGAGAGTATTCTATTCTTCACAGAGAAGAAATTTTAGATTATGCAAAACAATTTGAATGGGAAAGAGTTGTTGAAGAATCCTATCTTCCCAATATACAAAAAATAATCTCCAATTATGAGAAATTATCTTTGCAATATTATTCAAAAGTTTTAGTCGGAATTTTTTAAATGAAAATAGCTATTAATTTTATAGGAACAGGAAATTACTTGAAGTTTTTTCCAAAATATTATGATACTTTTATGGAATATTTTATTCCAGAATGTGAAAAAGATTTTTTTGTATTTACTGACGGTGAATTGGGTGACGATATCCCAGAAAATATTAAAATTATTCCTGTGTCTGAAGAAAGTGATATACGAAAAGAAGACTATGATAATTGGGAATCCATAACTATTAAAAGTATGGGTGGACTGAAAAGATTTGAACAAATAAAAAAAATAAAACAACAACTCTCATCTTATGATTGGTATGTTTATCTAGATGCTGATATGTACTGTTGTCCCAAAACAATTTCTTATAACGATTTTTTTGATGATACAAAAAACTTTTTTGCCGTTCAGCATCCATGTCAAAATTTAAATATGTGTAAATTTACATCATTAAGTAAAAAGGATCTTCCTTTTGAAAGAGATAAAGAATCTCTTTCTTATGTTGGGTATGAAGATCAAGAAGATGATGTTTATGTTCAAGGTTGCCTATGGGGAGGAAAAATTCCAAAGGTATTTGATCTTATAGATACTCTCTCTGATAGAGTTGTTAATGATTTGAGTCGTGGTATAATAGCTGTTGCTAGGGATGAAAGTCATTTAAACAAGTATAGAATAGAACACATTAATGATTTTCATATTCTACATCCATCATTTGCAAAACCAGGTGATTATCCCGCAGAACAATTCACCTTTGACGCAAAAATTATACATTCTCCATCTGACAAGAAAAAAGTTTTAAATTCATAATTATGGATAAGAACAAATCTACATATAAACTTAAGAACTTTGGTCCAATTTATTACTTAAATCTTGATGGGCAACCTGAAAGAAAGGGGTACATGGAATCTCAATTTAAGTATTGGGAGATTGAAAATTACACACGTATCTCTGCATATGATGGTAGAGAAGATGATCTAAGTGATATCATTGCTGGTCGTTATCCTGAAATGATGACTTCGGGAGAAATTGGTTGCGTAACATCCCATCTTAAAGCAATCAAACATTGGTATGAAACTTCTGATAGTCCATATGCAATCATTATGGAAGATGACTGCAATTTAGATCTTGTTAAGTATTGGAATTTTACCTGGACAGATTTTTATGCACACATCCCTTATGATTGGGATATTGTGCAGATTGCAATTATTTGTACAGGGGATATTCACGTAAAACTCCATAAGAGATTTGTCAATGATTTTTCAACTGCTTGCTATCTGATCACTAGACATCATGCAGAAAAATTGCTCAAGTTTCATGTGAAGGGTGATAAGTATCGTCTTGACAATGGTGTTAAACCACGTCCTGTTGCCGATGATTTGATTTATAATTCAGGTAATACTTATTCTATTCCACTTCTTCTTTACCGGACAGAACTTGGATCTAGTATTCATCCAGAACATGTAGATGCCTTTCATAAAGGAAATTATCAAGCACAGTCTCAATTCTGGGAGCAAAATGGTGCTAATATTGATATTAAAGATTATATGAACTATGATCCATATCTTGGTCGGATAACCGAAAATTCTGCGGCACAACAGAGCACTTGACATGATCCCAAAGAGAATGTTAAAATAAATAAGTTCGTGATAAAAGCCTCAACTACTCGCTACAATCACTGAAAACAGAGACACGTCGAGTCTCTTTACATCCGCAGGTAAACTCTGCGAGAAAATATAGAGGTACTTATGTTTAAATCCGCTTTCGCAGCAACCCTTGCTGCAACTCCACTAATCGCTGGTGCTGCGCTTGCAGAACCTTCTAGTGTTTACGGACCTTATGTAGAAATGCAGGTCACTAGCATTAGCCAACTTTCTGATGTGCAACCCACTGATTGGGCATATCAGGCACTTAGCAACCTTGTAGAGCGTTATGGTTGCGTTGCTGGTTATGGAAACGGCACCTTTGGTGGTGGTCGTGCAATGACCCGTTATGAGGCAGCAGCACTTCTGAATGCTTGCCTTGATCGTGTAACTGAAAACACTGACGAACTCAAGCGTCTTGCTAACGAATTCCGTGATGAACTCACTGTGATTCAAGGTAAAGTTGCATCTCTTGAAACCCAAGTTGGTACACTTGAAGCACAACAGTTCTCCACCACCACTAAACTGCGTGGTGAAGCAAACTTTGTTCTTGGTGGAGTAGATGACTATCAGACCAAGACTGGTGATGTAACCCATACTGCATTCAACTATGATGTTCGTCTGAATCTTGATACATCTTTCACTGGTAAAGATCTGCTCAAGACTCGTCTGCGTTCTGCTAACTTTAGCAATGATCCTTTTGGTTCCAGTTCGTCACTTTTCAAACTGGATAAAGCAGACAATATGACCAGTGAGGTTGGTAACAATGTAGTTATTGACCGTCTGTATTATCAGTTCCCTACACTTAATGATAAGGCAACTGTAACTGCTGGTGCTATTGTTCGTAATACCGAAATGGCTTGGATGCCTACTGCATATAAGTCTGGTATTCTTGACTTCTTTGCCGTTGCTGGTACTCCTGGTGTTTATAACAAGGCAACTGGTGCTGGTTTCGGTGTTCAGTATGGTAACAAAGGTCTTGTTGCTGGTGTAAACTATGTGGCACAAAATGGTTCTAATAGTTCCACTGGTGAGTTTGATGAGTCTGGTGCTCTGAATACTCTTGCACAAGTCGGTTATCGTGGTACTAACTGGGGTGCTGCATTCGGTTATCGTTATGGTACTGAAGGCACTCGTGTTCGTACCTATAACGGTCTGAATGGTGCTTCTGGCACTCTGGTTCCTGGTCAAACCTCCAATGGTTATGCTCTGAACGCATACTGGCAACCTACCCAATCTGGTTGGGTTCCTTCTATCTCGGCAGGTTATGGTTGGAACACTGTAAGTGGTACTCAAAGTGCTGCTACCGATAGTCAGTCTTGGTTTGCTGGTCTGACTTGGGATGATGTGTTTGTTGATGGTAACTCTGCTGGTGTTGCTATCGGTCAGGCACCTACTGGCGAAGACCTTGAAGATGCAACGATGCTTGAGATCTTCTACAAGTATCAAGTGTCTGACAACATCAGCGTTACTCCTGCTATCATCTATTCAAGTGATAATCAGCGTCTTGCTAACAACTCCTCTAATTGGGGTGGTGTAATCCAGACTACCTTCAAGTTCTGATAATCAACTCATAAGTTGAGTTAGGTCACTCCAAAATGGGGTGACCTTTTTTATTTGGTAGTGGGTATCTTAACCTTCTCTTAGTTGACTTTTATTTTTATTTCTTTTAGACTTTCTTCGTAGTTATTCACTTTTTATGAAACTCAAAAACTTTATTACTGTTGGTCTGGTTGCTGCTCCTGCTGCTGCACTTGCTGGACCTACTTTGAATAGTGCTGGTGCATATCCAATCTCTACTCTGACTTGGGTTCTTGCTTATAAGACGGGTAATGGTGCCAAGGCAGATGATATTCGTGGTGCTCTGAACTATGCTCTGAGCACAAAGGCACAGATGATTGCTGATGATCTTGGATATGTTCCTCTTGCAGGTTCGGTTCTCAACAAATCACGCATTGCTGTTGCCCGTATTGGGAAGTAAATAATAAGTATTAATACTTATTATTGTTAGGAAATCATAACAGGAGGTGCTTGACACCTCCTTCTTTTTGCTATATAATTCTGTTATAAATCTTTACAAAAAGACAATGACTGTAACAAAAAATGAATTTGGACAAATGAATATGTTTGCCAAAGAACCTTCAATGTATATGACCAAGGAAGACCTTGAGCGTTATGGTATTGAACCTTATGCAGTAAAAGCGGAGCGTTTGAATGGACGTACCGCGATGATTGGATTTATGTGTGCGATTCTTTCATATGCTCTTACTGGCAAATTGTTCTTCGGGGTCTTCTGAAGAAAAATGAAACTAACTTATATTGGTGTTCCTGCCCCTGAAGTATTGGAAGATGATCCTTGGTTTGGTCCTGCTCCTTTAACAGAAAAATCAGTTGCTGCGAAAGCTTTGAAAGAAGCAAGAGAGCAAGCAGAGGCAGATTTACAATTGATTCCTGAGTATGATGAACCTCAACCCAAGGAACCAGAAAATATCCATGAGGTTATGTATCAGATTGCAACAAAGAATGTTGCTACAACTATAGCACTTGATCCTCTACCTTCTTTGGGGGGTTCTGAAAACTTCCAAGAGGGTTGGATGTCTGGTGCTGGTTTTCACTAGTATTCCAGGAGACAAAAAATGCCCGAAATAATCTTTACAATCACAAGTGTTGCCTTCTTTGTTTTGTTGGCACACTCCGTCAATCAACTATCTGAAACTTACTGATGACTTATTCTATTACTCTTCAATCCCCTGATGGCACTGAAAACACTTTTGAATGCGCCAAAGATCAGTACATTCTTGAAGCAGCTGAAGAAGCTGGCATTGATCTACCTTCCAGTTGCCGTGCTGGTGCTTGCTCTTCTTGTGCTGGCAAACTCATTAGCGGCACAGTAGATAATGAAGAGCAGTCGTTCCTTGATGATGACCAGATTGCTGATGGGTTTATTCTAACTTGTGTTGCATATCCAACCAGCGATTGTGTAATCCTTACTGAGCAGGAAGAGAACCTGTGAGTGCTGGAATGCTGGGGCAACTTGGAGTTGCCCTCCAAAGTCTCGATTGGAATGATCTAGAACTTGAGGTAAAGGTGGCAGGCACCCTAAAGAATGACAAGTTTATTGTCATCAAACCTGTAAAAGAAAAACTGGTATGTAATCCAGACCCTAATCTTAAACAACAACACCTTTATCAAGGAGAAAATAAATGAAAAATCTTTTTAACGAGCGCAGTGAGCGTATTAATGGTTGGGCAGCAATGATTGGAATTGTATCTGCTATGGGATCATACCTTGTTACCGGTCAAATTATTCCCGGTGTATTTTGATGGAGGTTAAAATGCGTAAAGAACAATATGAAGTTCCACAAGTACAGTTTGTGCTTCGTGAATCTGGCGAGTTTGTAAATAAAACATCTGCAGAACTTTTCAATGGAAAGCGTGTGGTCCTGTTTAGCTTGCCTGGCGCTTTCACTCCTACTTGCAGTGCCTATCAGTTACCTGGATTCGAAGAGAAATACGACGACTTTATTGGTCTTGGCATCAACGATATTTACTGCATCTCTGTTAATGATGGGTTTGTGATGAATGCCTGGGCCCAAGACCAGAACATCAAGAATGTAAAACTCATTCCAGATGGTAATGCATATTTTACACGTTCTATGGGTATGCTTGTTAATAAGTCCAATCTTGGTTTTGGTGATCGCTCTTGGCGTTATGCTGCGGTTGTGGATAA